GTCCCGCTTCGTCAGCTTCTTCTTCGCCACGAAGTCGAGCGACGCAAAGCTTAGCTGGTCCATCGGCAGGCCCCCTCGAATCAAAGACCCCAGTGTGCCATGATCCGCGGGCTGTTCAGAGGTTCCTAAGGTCACATGGATTTGCAGCAGCACCTAATCCGCCAGATGGCGTTCTCTCACGCCACGTTCGGCCCCGGCGAGCGCACCAAGGGCGTTGTTGATCACATCCGCAAGGAGCTGGTCGAGGTGCTGGATGCCAACGGCGAGAGCGAGGAGTGGGTTGACGTTGTGATCCTGGCGCTCGATGGGCTGACTCGTCGTCTGGCATACTGCAACGGCGTGAGGCGCGATCCTAACGAAGTCGCGGCCATGGCGTGCCGAATGATCGAGGGCAAGCAATCGCGGAACGAGGCGCGCGACTGGCCGGATTGGCGGACGATGAGCAAGGATCGGGCGATTGAGCATGTCCGCCCGACATTGGACGCCCAAGATCGTGGCAATTTTTGAAACGTGGAGAAATCTCAGCCATGAAGACGCAGATCATCATCGAGCATGAAACTGTCGAGGCTCTGAAATCGTCGGAGCTTTGGGAGCAGATCGCTGCTCTGATGTTTGCCAAGGGGCCGCTGTCAGTCATCATGGTTGGCATCACGGACGACGATGAAACCGAAGACACGGAGTAACCTCGGATTATCAACAAGGGAGAGCGCCCCGTGATTGCCGAAACCACAATCAGCCCAGGCGAGATTAGCCGTGCCAAGCGCGCTGTCGTCGTGTTGATGGAAGTGTTCAAGGCCGCAAACGGGGGCAAGCAGGCTTCGCTTGAATTGCGCAAAGACGTTCAGGCCCTGATCGGGCTGATCCGAAAGATCGAAAACCTCTAGGAGATAGGTCCGATGACGGTTGTCAGCGCCAACGGCGATCACAGGCTCTCTCAGAGCGAAATGGCGGACTACGAATATCAGCAACGTCTGATCGGCCGCGAGAAGTTGGCCCGTCATTTCCAGAACGCCGACGAGTTATCGAACGCTGTGGTACGGTTGCGATAGGTTCGTGTCGGTTTTTTCACCTGTAATCGGACAACAAAAAACCCCGCTCGAGATTTCTCCCGGCGGGGCTTGTGAGTTTGTCATCTACGCGCGTCTGACGTGAGTAAGAGCGCGCTGAGCCGTTCCGTGTCCAACACCGTAAATGCGCGCGACCTCGCGCACAGACGGCAAGTCGATGCCCGCCTCCCTTATCCGGCGGAGTTCTTCGACAACCCGGTCTTGTGCCGTCAAGGGAACGACCTCGATGACGCCGGGCCTGGGATCTGCGCGCCTGCGATGGAACGCAAATCCGATGAGTGCGAGCCCTCCCATCTCGACCGCAAGCGGCAAAGTCAGGGGATGCACCGTGTCGATCAGATCAGCGGCCCACCCGAACCGCTTATGCATGCCGGACTGATCGACAGGGGCGCCAGCCATCTCGAGGGCAGACCGTGCCGTTGCGAGAGCCGTCCTCGCCTCAGCGGTATTCCCCCGAGCCGCCACGCAATCACGCGGCGGGGTTCCATTCCTGCGAACCGTCTCGCAGGGCTGGGATTCCAAGTCTTCGAGCTGACCAACACGGGCGATCGCGCGGTCGTATTCGCTCTGGGCCAGAGACTGGCGGTGGTTGGATCGGGCGGCGGCTTGCTGCTCACGCGCGTGGACCCCTCGCTCGATGGCCACGATTACCGTATGAGAGATGCCGCCGAGGAGCGTGATGCTGGCACACAGGAGCACGCTCCATAGGCCAGACCTCCAACTATGCTCCGCTACAGGAACCGCAATTGCCATCGCGACAGGCAGGGCAACTGCGGCGAGGCCGATCCCCGTGTAGAGGTTGGCCCATCCCAGGAAGTCGATATTCTGCAGGACCTGGGAGCCGATCAGGACGACCCCAGCCAGCATTGCCAGGACCCTGAGGCTTAGTGTAAGAAGGCACGTCATCGGTGACCTCGCAGTTCCGATGTGTACGCTGGGGTCGGGGTACCATCCCCTGTCCAGCGCCCTGCCGCAGGCAGGTGTCAGTCTCCGGGCACTGTCACCAGGGGCTGGCATCCGCCTGCGGCGCGTCTTGCCAATGGCTTTACGGTCGTCGACGGGCGAGGTCCAAGGCCATCACGGGGATGGCGATAAGCCCGACGGCGGCAACCAGGAAGCGCAGGTCGATCTGGCTGATGCCAGCCTCGCGAACGGCGTTCCCGCAGACCATGACTCCGACGAGAAGGCCGGCCATTGCCAGCCACTCCGGAGGAAACCTCCGGGAGGGCGATCACCGTCGATCCGTACTGGGGCGGACCTTGTGTCGACGGCCTCGAGCTTGCAATCTGGGTCAAGCCTAAGCCTCAATCCGATCGGAACGGGGAGGACGCCGCCGATCGTCATATTGGCCGTAGTGTTACCCTTGCGTCGAGCTCGCCCCTTGATGGATCGCCCACCGGGAGGTTCTCTCCCCCGCCAGGGCGGGATGCCCTTGAAGACGGTGAGTAGTGTGATCACAGGAACTGGTTAGGTTCTCCCCACCCTATGCTCGGCTGGCTTCACTGCCGCTTCGGATGGTTCGCGTCTATGATCTTATTATAGCATATTTTTGGCCGACGAAAATAGGAAATAGATGTAATAATTATCACTTTAACGTGATTTGATGTCGGTTTTTGGCCGACATATCTAGTGATCATGACAGATGTTCCAGTCAAACGAGGACGTGGCCGACCCCGCACAGACGAGGCTGCGGCGCTCGTCCGCGTCAACGTCCGTCTTCCCGTCGCAGTGGAAGCAGCTATTAGGCGGGTTACCGCCGCGCGCAAAGACGGCGGCGATATGGCCGACACCCATCGCGCGCTGCTTGTCGATGCCCTTGAGCGCATGGGTGAACTATGAAAACAAACGCCCACCTCTACGTGATGAAATCGCCTAACGGCACGATAAAACTGGGTCATTCGAAGCAGCCGAATGTTAGGCGTCGCCAGATAGAGTTGCAGTTGAATACGACGTTGAAGGTCATTCATGTGACCGAGATCATCCTCAATGCCGAGCGGGTTGAGCGGCTGGCCCACCGGCTTCTGGCTGTCGCAAAGAAGCGCGTCGGCGAGCAAGGTGAATGGTTCTCGGCCTCGGTGGACGAAGCGATCGCGTCGATTGAGCAGGCAATTAGAATTGCTAACGGTGAGTTAGACGAGCCCGTTTGGCCGAAGCGCTTCACTGATCGTCCGACGCCGGGCAGCAATACATTCTCTATGCGTCTCGACCCCGATCTTAAGCAGCGCCTCCAAGCGCTCGCCGACGCTGATCGGCGGAGCCTTACGAACTATATTGAGCTGGTTCTTGAGCGGCATGTTCGAGACTGGGTGCGACACCCTGCCACATAGCAAAGCGTAGTTACTTGCGAAAAATGCAAGAAAACCGCTTGCGCAAATTCCACGGCGCGGGTATAGAAATCAGTATAGTCAGCAACTGCGCCCGGCACCCACCAAGGATGTCCGGGCGTTTTGCTTTCTGGTCAATCTGCCAACACCCACACAGCGCGGCACCTCACGCACCCGATGCACTCACGTGCCCCGGCGCTGTACCGGCGTGTGACGATGGACCGGTTCCGACTATCCGAAATCTCACCCCCCCTTAGTGCTGCGTTCCCCCTCAAGAGTAGACAGCAAGGGAGAGATCAGATGCGCAAGTTGATTCGGGCTGACGCGAATGTAGGCCGGTGCATCGTGCTGCACGTCACCCAGCCCGGAGAGCCTAGTACATCCTGACGCGGACCAGTGCTGAGAACGCGGCGGGCTGGTGCGTAGACGATCCCGGCCCGCCGTCCCCTACTCTCGAATTCCAAGTTACCCGGCGGGAGATATCTCGATCGGGGGTCGGCCAGCGGCATTTCAATCAGGTGGCAGCAGACCCCTCTGTGCCTTTTTGATGCCGCTGGCCACACTTCATCAGCTTGCGATAGGCAACAGGAAATGCTGGACAAAGTCAATGGCGAGTTGATCGAAGGGCTCGGCCGCAGTTTTGTGGTCGTTCCGCTCCGCAAGTGGGCCGACACAGAGATGTGGACCGAGGCGCGGGCCAAGGCCGCCGCCGCTTTCGGCAAGAAGGGCGCTCTCTATCCGGTGCAGATCAGCGAGGACGATGTCCTTGTCCAGGAGTATCCAGCGCAGCAACGGCTCGCTTTCCTGTTCCACCGTAAGGTGGCCGGCCGGTCCTACTACATGCCCGTCGTCATGATTTTCGACGAGCGCACCGTAGCCAGCCTGAAGATGGCAGGTCGGTGGAAGATGGACGGGAGCGTCCACTGATGGCCTACATTCGGAGCGTCCACTGATGGCCTACATTCTTGGGAACATCCCTTTTTTCGAGTGTCTTGTCCGCCGCGAGTACACACGCAACCGGGTGGACCGACAAGGCGAATTCCTGCCAGCCGTTGCCCATGCCATTCGGTGCCAGCGCGGCGACAGCCTGCTGTTTCAGTGCGTCTTTACCGAGACATTCGGCGGTGCCAGCTTCTTGGTGCCGATCGAAGCGATCTGCTGGAAGCCCTGCCCGCCATTGCCAGCGGTTGCCGTGCAGCCGTGGGATTGCTTCTCGCCCGACTTTGGCGTTTGCGAGTTCGATCTACTGCGTCGCGGCCGCGCCTTTCTGCTGCCGGACAAAACACCGGCAGAGTATCGGTTTACGGTGGACTGGACTGGCAACGATCTCGCGCTTCACTTCGAGCAGCACAAGCACCTGCACGTCGTTTTTTCCGGGACTGGCCACGTCTGCGCGGTTCCGAACAATCGCTTGATCTGGGACGATCCCGCCTTTTGGAAAGCCACGGAAGAGCGCCCGGACTTCACGGCTCTCTCTGGCGATTTCCGCGCCGAAGGTATGCCGAGGACCGAGACATGCGCCAAGCCCGCAGGGTACGAGAAGTCACCGTCTCTTCGCGCCCACGCGCCGACCGTCGACGGAGATTGGCTATGATCCTGGATCTGCTCGACTTCCTCGCTCGACCGCAGGACTACGCGTTCACCTACCGCAACCGCAACGGCGAGTTCTACCTTGTGCGCATCTCAGACCTTCCGCCAGAGGCCAAGATCCGATGACACCCAGGTTCGATTGAGTGGCGCCCGACCAACGCGGAACAGACCGGCACCTACGCGATGTTGCCACAATAGCCACTGATTTGCGCTTACAGTTAATCATTTTGGCCAATCGTCCGGCCTATAGCCGCGTAGGTAGGCTTCGACTAGTCGTCTCTGTGGCTCTCGGACAACACGACGTCCCGTCTCAAGGTCGTGCTGCATCTGGCGGCGTTGGATCCCTTGATAGCCGAGCATCGTCGCTAGCTGCTCAAGGGTAAGCCCGAGACGCTTTCGCGCTCGGGCCATGTCGTTAGGTGTCATTGCGTCAGGCTGCATTTTGCACGATCGTTGGCTTGACAACTTCAAACCCATGCATGGCGTTTTTAACAATGTCGGCCTTTGCTTCTTCAGTGATTGTCGTGGATATCTTTTCTTCTCTGCCAAGGCCTGTGTAACGCTGGACAATCTGAATCTTTTCAAACGCTGTGAGCAACCAGCCCACGGTCGAACGGGTTAAAACAAGGCGGTTTGCAATGCCGCTGCGTGCAGTCTCGCTTACGCATGTGACGGTTGTTCCTGGACGATTGGCCACTTTCACACCAGCGCGTTCGAGTCTTTCTTCCGCGCTTAGGACAAGTTCCTTAACCGCAAATGCCGTGTAGGTGTGTGTGGTGGCGCGGCCGTTGACCCCGTTAACCAGAGCTTCGAGTTCGGGTGGCATCGGTAAATTTGTTTGCTTGCGGTGTGCAACAAGCGCGTCACCGGACAAGCGCTTGTCATGCTCGCGAGCTTCGCGGTAAGTTTCATCCTTTGGGTTGGCTTAATGCCGTGTTGACCATTTCAATCTAGCACATCTGCGGCGTATGTCAACAGCCATACTTCACTTATTTTGCAGATAGCCAAAATGCCCGAGAGGGAGCAACCCGATGGCCAAGACACCACCACGACGCACCAAATCTAAGACACCACCCCCCGCCAAGCGGGTGCCAAAGCGCAAGCTGACCCCGAAGGTCCAAGCCACACCACGCCAAGTCGACCTCGAAGAAGCAATAGCCGCTAAGAAGGCAGTCAAGATCGACCGCCAACCTCTCCGCCCAGCATCCAAGCCGACACCACACCACGTCTCGTCCGCAGTAGAGCGCGCCATCGCTCGAGCCGAAGGCCGGGAACTCCCAGAGCCTGACCATCCGAGCACGGTTCCCTACTCCGAAAAGAGCCGGGAGACACTGCTCAAAGGTCCAGCACCAGGGGCGGCGTCGACACCACCGCCTCCCCCGCCAGTGACCGAGGCAGTGCCGACACTCCGAGGCCGGCCGTCCAAGTACGAACCGGAGTTCGCAGAGCGCGCTAAGGAGATGTGCGAGCGCGGTGCGACCGACTACGATCTGGCCGAAGAGTTCGAGGTGAACGTCACAACGATCTGGCGCTGGCAGACCAGATACGACGAATTCTGCAATGCTCTCAAGGCGAAAGCCGGTTACGACGACCGGGTCGAGCGGTCATTGGCACAGCGTGCAGTGGGCTACACCTACGATACACAGAAGGTGTTCTGCTTCCAGGGCACCGTTGTCCGCGCTGACGTCGTCGAGCACGTGCCGCCTGATCCTGGCGCTTGCAAGCTCTGGCTGGCAGCGAGGAAGCCGAAGGAGTGGCGCGAGACACAGCGCCTTGAGCACACTGGCCGGGACGGCGGGCCGATCGAAACCGTCAACCGCTCCGACATGGTGGTCGCCCGCCGGCTGGCATTCGCCATGGCTCGAGCTCTGTCGCAGCCATCCATGGTGATCGATGTCGAACCGGCAGCTTAGTGGCGGAGCGTCGTTCAACGAGTTCCTGGCCGCGTTCAAAGCGCTCCCGCCCGAGGAAAAGCAGGCAGCCGAGCAGTTCGCCGATCAAGTGTGCAGCGACATGCTGTGGGTTCCAAACCCGGGACCGCAGACGCAGGCGTACTACTGCGAGGCGGATGAGCTGTTCTACGGCGGCGCCGGCGGAGGCGGTAAATCGTCCCTGCTTTGCGGGTTAGCCGTCAACGAGCACTACGACATCCACTTGTTCCGCCGTGAAAGCGTGCAGCTGCGCGGACTCGTAAAGGAGCTTACGACGATACTCGGCTCGTCCGACGGGCTCAACAACCAGACAGGGCTATGGCGCCTACCAACAGGTCAGACCATAGAGCTCGCGGGCTTGAAGGACGAAGACGACAAGGTCGATTGGCAGGGACGGGCTGCCGACATGAAAGGCTTCGACGAGATCACGCACTTCAGCCGGTCGCAGTATGAATTCGTAATCGGCTGGAACCGCTCGACCAGAGAAGGGCAGCGGTGTCGGGTGGTCTCAACTGGCAACCCGCCGCTCGACGAGAACGGTCTGTGGGTCATCGAGTATTGGGGGCCGTGGCTCGACGAGACACACGACGATCCGGCCGCTCCAGGGGAGCTGCGCTACCCGGTGCGCGTGTCCGAGGACAGCGACGAAACCCGCGAAGTTTTCTACCGCACGAAGGAAGAGGCGTTAGCGCACCTCGCGACATTCTCTCGACCGCCGCGCGACCTCGACGGGAATATCCTACCGCCGCGGTCGCGGACATTCATTCCAGCACACCTCGAGGACAACCCGGATCTGATGCGGTCGGGGTATGCGGCGGTTCTGGACCGCATGCCCAAGGAACTCCGCGACGCACTCCGCGACGGTAAGTTCAAGTCGTCGTTCGTCGACGACGAATTCCAGGTGATCCCGACAGAGTGGATCGTCGCAGCCCAGGCAAGGTGGACGCCGAAGCGGCCAGCCAACATCGGCATGACGTCGATCGGGGTCGACATCGCGCAAGGCGGCGCAGATCGGACGGTCCTGGCGCCACGGTATGGCGACTACTTCGAGCCGCTCATCATCAAGCCAGGCCGCGAGACGCCGGACGGACCGACCGCCGCCGCGCTGGTAATCGTCCACATGAGGGACGGAGCGACAATCAACATCGACCTCGGCGGGGGCTGGGGCGGTAGCTGCTACGACTTCCTGAAGGGCAACGACCTCGTCGACATCACCGGCATCGTCCCAGGGGCGGGATCAACCGGCCGGTCGCTGGACGGCAAGCTGTCGTTCCGCAACATCCGAGCCGAGATGTGGTGGCGGTTTCGCGAATCGCTCGACCCCACAAGCCCGTTCAAGATCGCACTGCCGCCAGATCCTGAGCTTCGGCGCGAGCTGGCCGCCTGTAAATGGAAGCCGATCTCTGGCTTGATGATCCAGATCGAGGACAAGGAACTCATCAAGAAGCGCCTCGGGCGATCGCCGGACAAGGGCGACGCCGTGGTGATGGCGTGGTTCTCGGGCGACACAAAGAAGCGGCGGCGCGAGGATAGGCCCAAACGGGGACAAATGCAGGACAAGGCCGATATCGGGGGCCGCAAGCTTCACTCGGACTACCGCCGCAGTCGCAGCAGCCAGGACGATGAAGGCTCAGACGGCGGCGAGCAAGGCTAAGTCGTTGAAATTCGGTCTCGTTCAGCGATCCGTTGCTGAAACAGCAGCAACAACAATGGCTTAGATCTAAGTTATTGAAATATAGTCTGTTCCAGACATAAAGGAGAGTCAAATGGGTGGTGGTGGAGCTTCAAAGCCCCCTGCGCCGCAGCCGCCGTCGGCCATGCCGGTGGAGGACTCAATCGCATCAAAGCGAGAGGCCGCTGCGATCGCGACGCAGCGCGCCGGCGCAGCATCGCGCAACGCCAACGACCTCAACCAGGACCGGGACGCTGGCGACAAAGAGCCAGCGATTACGCGCGCCCAACTCGGCGCGGTCCAGCAGTTCGGCCCCCAGCCGCGCCCGACCGGGCCACGCGGGGATAAGTCGCTTCGAGGTCCGCAGGCCGCCGCATCAATGAGCGCCAGCGGCATGGGCGCACCAGCCATCATCACTGGCTAAAGGGAGACGTCAGCATGTCAGGCAAACAGGCACCACCGGCACCACCGCCACCGCCACCACCATCGCCGCCGCCAAAGGTTGACCCGAACGCTTTTGCCGACAAGCAGACCAAAGCTGTGGGTGTATCGGCATCGGCTGCTGAGCGGGAAGCGGCCGAAGAGACAAAGAGCAAGGGGCTTGGGGCTACTGGCGCAGCGCCACAGACCCGTAAGCGGACAGGTAGCGTCACCAAGGACCCAGCCGCTGCGGTGTCAAACATGAACGGGGCGCTCGCCTCACCAGCCGTCCTTACCGGTTAACCAGGAGACCCTAGCATGTCTGGAAAGAAATCTTCTGCCGCCGCCCCTGTTGCAGCCCCGGCGCAGGTGCAGACGCCCGACGTCGACGTGGCTCAGCTTGCCGCGAAGAAGGCGCTGGAGGCTCGGGGCGACGCCTCAGCCTCAACGTCGGCGACCAATGCAGACGACGAGTCCGACGGCCTGAAGTCGTCGACCATGCTGGCATCCACTGGCCAGCCACAGCGGGGGGCGGCACCACCCCCTGGCGGTCAGCCTGCCGCCCGCCGGAAGCCTAAGCCAGCCATGGACCCGGCCGCCGGCATGGTGTCCCCCATGGGCGGCATGGGTGGCCCAGCAGTTCTAACCGGTTGAGGTAAAACTATGGGCGGAGCCAAGCAATCCACGCCGACGACGGCATCTCTCCCGCCGCCGCCGCCGCCGACAATCGAGTACGACCCGTCGACGTCGGCCGCAGAGGGCGCGCTCGCTGCACAAGCCAAGCAGTCCTACGCATCAAGCGTCGACGGCGAGGAAAAGAAGGCCAAGGACGGCCAAGCCGGTCTGGCGTCCACCGCCGCATCACCAGCCAACACTCGCACGCAGACGCAGACCAAGAAGCGGCGCGATGCCGGGGCTGCACCGATGATGACGCAACAGGCTGGCCTCGGCGGCACAGCAGTTCTGACAGGATAAGATGAGCCACCTCGGCCGGGAGATGCTGCAACTCGGGGATTCCCTTTTTGCGAAGAAGGCCAACCTCGACAGTCTCCACCAGACGATTGCCGAGTTGATCTACCCCGAGCGGGCTAACTTCACGCGCGAGCGCACCGACGGCGACGAGTACGCCGACAATATGTACGAGTCGATCCCGGCCCAGGCTCGCCGCGATCTGGCTGGTGCGATCGGCGCTATCCTCCGCCCTCGAAGTAAAGAGTGGTTCCGGCCCGAGCCCGCCGACGATTGGCGCAAGACGCACGCCGCCAACGTTTTCAGCGACTACGCCCGCGATGTCATGCGGCGGCAACTTTATAGCGGACGGTCGCGGTTTCAGAAGACCATGGCCGACTGCGACGACGATTTCGTGTCGTTCGGCAACGCGGTCCCGATCCTGACGGAAGCCCCTGACCGATCCGGCTACCTCTTCGAGATCAGCCACCCTCGAGACAACGCATGGTCGGTCAATCGCTCTGGCGATGTCGACGTCAACCACCGTAAGTTCAAGAAGACGCTCAGGGCCGCCGTCCAGCAGTACGGCCTCGACATGCTCACCCCGTCCCAGCAGGAGCGGCTTGAGAAGGCGCCATACGAAGAAATCACTCTCCGCCACGTCGTCATGCCAGCGGCCGACATCGGGCGGTACGACCTACCCCGCGGCAAGCTCGGCGGCAAGCCGTTCGCATCCCTGACGATAAACCCCGACAGCGGCGTGCTCATGCGCGTCGGTGGGTACTGGGAGTTCCCGATCCTCCATCGTCGCTGGCGTGTGAGCGATAGCGCCTATGGGTATTCCCCGGCTGCAACGCTGGCCCTTGTCGACGGGCGCGTTCTTCAGTCCCAGGCCCGCGTGATCATGGACGCCGGCGAACTGGCCGTGGCACCACCACTGCTCGCCAAGCGCGATGCTGTGCTCGGTAGCGTCAAGAACTACCCGGCCTCGGTCACGTGGCTCGACATGGACTACGACGAGCGGTTCGGTGACATCGTTCGTCCTCTCGAGACCGGCGGCAACGTCAAGATCGGCCTCGACATGAAGGTCGACACCCGCCAGATCCTGCAGGCGGCGTTCTTCCTGAACAAGCTTTCGCTGCCGTCCGATCGCAGCATGACGGCCTATGAGGCGTCCGAGCGCGTTGCCGAGTACGTCCGGTCGGCGGGCCCGGTGTTCGAGCCGTTCGAGGCAGACAACGAGCGCGTGCTGTCGACGCTGTTCATGATGAACATGCGGCTCGGCTACTTCGGCCCGGTCGAGTCGATCCCAGCCGAGATCAAGGCCGGCGAAATCAACTGGGTATTCGATACCCCAGTCTCCCAAGCCTACAAGCGCATCAAGGTCCAGAAGGCTCGGGAGACGGTCGAGCTTCTCACCCCGCTTCTCCAGATCAAGCCCGAGGTCGTCGACAACGTCGACCTCGACAAGATGACTCGCGACACGATGGAGAACCTCGGCGGCGAGGCCTCGTGGCTCGTCCCGATTGAGAAGATCAAGGAAGAGCGCGATGCGCGCGCCGCCCAGATCGCCGAGATGGAAGAGATGAAGAAGGCCGATGCGATGGCCGGCCTCGCCGACAAGGCGGCCGGGGCCGGAGCCAAGGCCGCAGGCGCGGTGCCGATGCTGCCTCAGCTTCAAGCGATGTTCGGCCAGCAGCAGCAGGGGCAGCAAGAGCAGCCGATCGATCCGCTCGACGACTTCCCAGACGTCGAGGACCCGTTCGCTGACATGATGGCAGGTGTTCAATGAGCCTCATGCCCAACACGCGCAAGCGCCCGCTGCACACCGGTTTCGTCAAAGAGCGTACCCTGCATTTGCCGCTTGAGCGCGACCCCTGGATGCCGCCGCCCTACGACAACAGCGACGTCGTCGCGTTCCGGGCGCTGCGTGAAGGCCGAGCCGATGGCTACCAGCAGATGCGGGCCATGGAGTGGATCGTGTTCGCGTCTGGCACCTACGAAAACCCGTTCAGGCCAGGCGGCACGGACGCGGACAGAGCAACCAACTTTGCAATGGGCAAGCAGTTTGTCGGTCAGCAGATCGTCAAGCTCATGAACACGCCCGTGCGCAACGACGAGCAAGGGGAACAAGACTAATGCCTCCGATGATGAACGACGACGCCGACGCGCTCGATGCCGATGACACGGTCGATACCGGTGCTGATGAAGGTGGTGCGGGTACGCAAGAGACCACCAAGGTTGCTGCTGGCGCCGCCGACAAGGCGACCGACGGTCAGATGACCGCCGCCAACTGGGACGAGAAGTGGCGCGACAAGATGATTGCCGGACTGCCCGAGACGCAGCGCGAGAAGGCCAAGCCGTATCTGGCCAAGCGTTCGTCCCCCTACGACGTTCTAAACGCTGCGCTGTCGGCCGACGCCAAGATCAGCGAAGTGACGCGCGATCGGGTCAAGATCCCAACCGGCAAGAACGACGACCCGAAAGAGGTCGAGCGGTTCCGCAAGGCGATGGGCATCCCCGAGAAGCCCGAGGACTACAAGTTCGAGATCCCCAAGGAATACGGCACCCCTTCGGAGCTTGACACCGAGCTGATCGGCGAATTCCAGCAGGAAATGCACGCGGCCGGCGCGAACCAGAAGCAGGTCGAGGTCGCCAGCCGGATGTACTTCGCCGTCCAGCAGCGCGCCAATGCAGCCAAGGCGGCTGAAGCCATGGCACTTGATCGCAAGGGCGAGCAGGAAATCAAGGGCTTCCACGGCAAGGCGTTCCCCCAGGTCGTCGAGCTCACCAACCGGATGATGGCCGACGGTCTCGGCAAATACGGCTGGACAGAGCCCCAGCAGCGTACCGACTTCCTGTCGATGCGGCTTGAGAACGGCCAGAAGCTCGGTAGTTTCCCCCCGTTCGTCAACTTCATGGCGGACCTTGCCAAGGAACGGGCCGATGAAGGCGCGTTCGACATGGGCGACGGGGACGACGGCGAAGACACGAATGCCCAGATCGCCAAGATCATCGCCACGCGCGACACCGATCCGAAGGGTTACGCGCGAGCCGATACCCAGGCGACCCTCGACAAGCTGATCGCCAAGCAGCAGCGGATGTCAAGGCGGAAGTGACGCGGCGCGGGCTATGACCGGAGCACCCGATGGACAGTCTTGACAAGTTTCTCGCGTGGTTCGACGGCTTCAGCGAGAACATCCCCGACCAGCCCGACGCCAAGCAATGGGCGCGGGTATGTTCTCGGATCAAAGCGCTTGAGGCGGCGGCAGAGTCACGGCCGCCTGTTGCGGCCACCCCGGTTGCGCCCCGCGCGCCGGTCGTTGTCCAGCCGCCACCACCTCCGACCTTCGCCAAGACGACACCGGAATGGAGCGCGCGCTACCAAGTCAAGCTGATCGAGATCGGCCTCGACGATGAAAGTGCCCGCGACATGGTCAACTCGACAGACGTCGACCTCGGCATCATGCCCGAGGATCGCGCCCGAGAAGATGCTGGTCCAATGATGAACTGAAGAGGTGGTGATGGACGAGAGCACGACAAAACCAAGAGACGAGCCGGTGCTGGTCGAGGATCAAAAGGTTCTGAGCGTCACCACCCGCCACGCCCGTTGCGTCCTGCTGATGCGCGGGACGGACATCATCAAGGCTCGCCGCCAGCCGGTTTGGCTCAACGGCGGGCTGGTACGCGTTATCGACTGAAGTTCGCACCTGTAAGGAATCCTTACAAGTGCACCATTCTCGGTTCCATCGACACGTCCATTCCGATGTGTCGATCCGATCAACACAAACCCCATTTCCAGTTTGGTCCTTTACGCCCGGCACCCCAGAATACCCGGCCCGAGCAGCACGACCCTTAGACCCAGGACAGCACCGATCGACTCACACGGCGGCATTCGTGTCGGCCCGTCGCACCTTCGCGTGCGCGGCACCCCGATCCAACGCCACCTGCGGGCACCCGACGCGCCGTTCTCCCGGACTGATCCCAACCGGCTCAACTCAGGAGAGATACAATGGCCGACATCACAATTATGCAGACGAAGTACAACATGGAGTTCACTCCAGTGTACGAGCAGAAGCAGTCCCACCTCCGTGGCACTGTAACGACCGAAGGCGACGTCAAGGGCGACAAGTTTATTTTCATCATCGAAGGTGTGGCCGACGAGGCCGTTACCCGCGGTGCGAACGGCAACATCCCTTACGCTTCGGACGACCAGTCGAGCCAGACGTGCGTGCTCGCCGAGTCGCACCACCTCGCCCGCAAGAACAACTTCCAGATCGTTTCATCGTCGGTGCCGCAGCGCACGTCGATGCAGCGCCGCGGTGTTGTCTCGATCAATCGCAAGACCGACAACCTCATCCTGACGCAGCTCGCAACCACCACGTTCGCGACGAACGGTGGCGGGACCATCGCCGGCATGGGTCTCGGCTCGCTGCTCGAGTCGACGGCCATCCTTGCCGCCAACCAGGTCCCTGACGATGGCGAGCTCTACGGCTTGCTGACTCCAATGGCATGGGCGCACGCGATGAAGATCAACCAGTTCGCCAGCGGCGACTGGGTGCCAGACCGTCCCTTCATGAAGTACACCATGTGGCGCGATTGGAACGGCGTGAAGTGGTGCCGTCACCCCAACCTGCCTGGCGTCGGCACCTCGGCTGCGTCGTGCTTCGTCTACCACAAGTCTTCGGTCGGTCACGGCCTGAACATGGGTGAGATGACGACCAAGGTCGGCCAGAACGAAGAGCACGACTACTCGTGGGCCCGCACGTCTGCCTACCAGGGCGCAAAGGCTCTGCAGGTCGGCGGCATCGTCAAGATGACCCACAACGACACCACCGCGCTCTAATCGCTGAGCGGGTGGTAACCGCCCGCTCGACGATCCTCGTTCCCCCCCAATCGTCATAAAGGACCAATCACATGGCATATGATTCCCTCGAGCTTCGGCTCATCACCCAGGCCGGCAGCGCCGGCCAGACGTGGCGCTACGAAGGAACGGACACCCCGTCCGTCGTGGCCGCCGCCAACTTCATCTCCGATGCCAAAGAGCGCGGAATGAACATTGGCGACAAGGTTGAGGTCCGTCAGTTCGCCACCACAGCCAAGGCCGCACTGACGGCGAGCAGCGAGTTCGTTGCGACCGCAGTCGCTGCGGCTGGTGCAACCCTTGGCGCTGGCAGCAGCGGCACGGCGACTGCCGTAGCTGGCGCGGCAACGCTCTCTGCACTTCGGGGTGTGGTGACGACGGAAGCCCTGACGACTGCTGCGGCTGCCGAATACACGCTAACTTTGACCAACACCCAGATCGCGGCCGGCGATTTTGTGCTGGCTACGGCAGACGCCGGCGCATCGACCGGCACGCCCGGCATCGGCGGCTGCACGGTAACGGCTGGTCAGGTGGTCATCACGGTCACCAACCACCACGCATCGGTAGCTTTCAACGCCGCCATCAAGATCGGATTCCTGGTCGTCAAGCCATAAGCCGAGCGCTGAGCATCTGAAGCACGCGAAGGGGCGGTCCAGTCAAACGGGCCGCCCTTTTTCCATTTGAAACAAGGAACATCATGGCCAAGACACCAACCAAGGCAGCGGCCTCCGCCCGCAAGGTCGCGCTGCAGCTACCGAGCCAAGCCATTCAGCCGGCAGGAAACCTCTGGAACGGCTGGGCCGTGATCGCCCCGGCAGACCACACCATCGAGGACTGTCTGCACCCCCGCTATCTGTGGACCAAAGCCGAGCAAATCCGCCCGCTCGACTACATTGAGATCAAGCACGTCCACGGCAATTTCGTTCTGTGCCTCGACGTCATTCGCACCGACAACGCCGCCCGCGCGCTGATCTGCCGGCCGCGTCATGTGTTCGACTATGCCGAGTCCAGCCTGCCGGATGCCGATCTGTCTGGCGCTCGCATCGAATTCCTCGGGCCAGATCGCCAGTGGGCTGTTGTCGATGATCACCATGTCGTCGTCGACAACCAGCCGACACGCGCTGACGCCGAATCATGGCTCGCCAAGCGCACGAAGAAGGCTGAGGCCGCCTAATGCCCACCAAGCTGACGGTATTCAACAGCGCGGTCGGCATCATGGGGCTTAACCTGCTCCAGAGCGACACGGCACAGAACGAGGTCGTGCGCACGCTCAACACCCACTGGCTGCCCGCCTGCGAATACTGTCACGAGAAGACGGCATGGGACCACGCTAAGGCCCGGGCCAATCTCGGCCGGCTCGAGGCTGTTCCCGTATCGACCTACGACTACTACTACGCCCTACCGAACGATTGCCTGCGGGTTCTGCACGTCTCGGATACCGGCGATGACGGGGACGATCTTCTCGATTACTCCATCGAAGAGGGCAAGATCGCGACGTCAATGGGAGCGGTCTACATCGTCTATGTGTCCGACCGGCGGATCGACAAGCCGGGGGCGTGGTCTCAGACGTTTGCAGATTTCGTGGCGGCGGATCTAGCCCTGAGAGCCGCGCCCAAGCTCAACCCGTCAGCCAAAGACGATGCCATGAAGGCGGTCAAGCGGTTCGGCTCCGACGCGATCGGGCTGGACGCCACGCAGGGCCCGACCAAACTCCAGAAGCATGGTTCGTGGTCGCGCGCTGCTCGAGGATACCGCCGCGGCGGCAACATTGACCGCGAGCAACGCTGATGGCGCTAGGGTCTCGGCTTCCGGCGCTCTGTGTGGGCGAGGGTTGGCGTGTTGATTGCGTCTTCAATGGTCCATCTTGTGGAGCGCACAAGACGCGATCTAATCGTTTCCTTCGGCACGCCAGTCGCCAGCGCAAGCTGGATCATCGTGTAGGTCTGGCCTCGGTACTCGAACAATTGGTTCGTCGACCTGTTGTTGGCCTGCTGTTTCTTGTCGCCCCACCGGCAGTTGCCTGGTTCATAGTGCCCGTCGTTATCAAGTCGATCAAGCGTCGTTCCTGGCGGCCGCTCCCCCATGTCGGCGAGAAAGTTGTCAAAGACGAGCCACCTCTTGCACAGCTTGATGCCCCGTTTTCTGTAATGTTCGTAGCTTGTGGAATTGGGTCTGGTGCATCGCGAAACCATGTTTCGCCACGACGTGTAGGTTGGCGATGGTGGCGCGGTGCGGCTCGTGTGCTTGTGGCGTCCCCTCAAGCATCCGCAGGACTTGGTGTGGCCAGATCTAAGCTTTTCGCTGGTCACCACAACCTCATCTCCGCACTCGCACCTGCAACGCCACCTCAGGTGTCGTCCAGGACTTGTTGCGGGCAAGCACTCAATGGCTATGAGCCTGCCGAAAGTCTTGCCAACAAGATTTTTAGCCGCCGACATCATCGCGTCGCCCTCTGTCTTACGACACTGTACCATCTATCAACAACGCGTTCAACCGTTGGAGCGTTTTGATGTCTAGGTCCAGTCTTACGGCACCTTTCGTCGTGTTTAATGGCGGCGAAATCGGCAGCGAGACGCTGTCGCGCGTCACCCTTGAGAACTACGCGGCGTGCTCCGAGACGTGCCTGAACATCTGGCTTGACGCCAACGGACCGATGGGGCTTCGCCCTGGGTTTGGGTTCCGGGCCGACCTCGGGACCGAGAAATTCAGGCTTCACCACTTCGTGCGCTCCGTGCGCGAGAAGTTCATTCTGTGCCTCGGCGACCAAACCTTGCGCATCGCGACTGGCGACGCAGACGCCGACATCATCGCGCGTCCAACGGCAGGTGCGACGATCACTAACGGGACGTTCGCCTCATCGTTGAGCGGATGGACGGACATATCCACGTCCGGGGCATCGGCAACGGTAGGCAGCGGGCGCCTGCTCCTCAACTCGAACGGCTCTGCGATCGCTGGTATCCGCCAGCAGGTCTCGACATCGACTCCGGACGTGCTGCACGCGCTGAACATTCACGTCCACCACGGCCCGGTGATCCTGAAAGTCGGGTCGTCGGCCGGCGGCACGCAGTATATCGAAGAGCGCAAGCTGCGGACGGGGCATCATTCGCTGGCGTTCAGGCCAGTCGGATCGTTCTGGGTCGAGATAACATCGTCAGCCTATCGCCAGATTGAGGTCGAGACGATCGCGATCGCCAGCGCTGGCGATTTGATACTGGCCACGCCGTGGGAGTCAGACGACCACCAGTCGCTGCGCTTCCACCAGACGCTCAACGTCATGTACGTTGCGATCAGCACCACGCGCCAAAGGCGCATAGAGCGCTGGGACAACAATTCGTGGAGCGTCACCGAGACCGAAGAGGTCGACGGTCCGTTCATGGACCCGAACACCGACAATTCACTGAGGCTCACCCCGTCCGTGCGTGTTGGCAACGGCACACTTGACGCATCGCGGGACTTCTTCAAAACGGGCCACGTCGGCGCACTATTCCGCCTCACTCACCCAGGGCAGTTCGAGTCTCGCGTCGTGTCGGGAGATGACCAATGGACCGACCCGGTTGAAGTGCAGGGCGTAGGCGGGTCCCGCGCACTGACGTTCACGGTCGGGACAGGCCTAACCGGGACAGTTCGGATCCAGCGGTCGATCGGCAACACGACGTCGTGGGCCAACGCAACGACCTCGTCGTCGACCAGCGGTAGCGTCTCGGTTGCAACCGCCGGCACAAGCTTCGCCCTGGCGTTCAACGACGGTCTCGACAACAACCGAGTGTTTTATCGGGTTGGCGTCGAGACCGGGGAATACACGTCAGGTAGCGCGACGGTCACGATCTTCCACGCTGGTTCGTCGACGGAAGGCATCGTTCGCGTGACGAACTACGTCAGCGCCACGCAAGTCTTGATGGAAGTCCTCGACAACTTGGCCCAAGCGACGTCGACCGAGAACTGGGAGGAGGGCGCGTGGAGCGACTATCGCGGCTGGCCGCGCGCCGTCACCGAGTTCGACGGCCGGCTGTGGACGCTGCGCTCGGACCGGTTCTGGGGGTCCTACTCGGGTGCCTATGAAAGCCATGAGAGAG